CGGAGACAAGTGTGCAAGAAGTTGATAAGATGGGTGTTATTGGCCGTATTGGGCATCTTGAACACATCGTCGAGGACTGAAATGCCGATCACCAGCAAGCAGCAGCAGCGGTTGATGTACGCAGCAGCCGGGTCAAAGAAGGTTGCAAAGCAGACCGGAGTCCCGCAGAAGGTTGCTAAAGAGATGATCGAGGCAACCCCTAAGTCTGCGTACAAAAAGATGCCAAAGAGGGCGAAATGAACGGTTGTCCAGTCTCAACGCATGACCAGAAGGTCAATGATCGGAACAAGGCTGAGGCTGAGTCAAAGGCCGGTTATACCGAGACAGAAGACGATCAGATGAGTTGTGGGAACTGTGCGCGGTTCCTGCAAACCCCGGAGATGATCGAGTGCATGGTTTCTGGTCTGCCAGAGGAAATGCAGGAGATCGTTGACGAGGACGACATCGGCTATTGCGCTCGATGGGACTTCCGGTGTTCAGAGGATTATGTGTGTGATCGCTGGCTGTCTGGTGGGCCTGTTAAGGGCATGACTGAGAAGCATAAGATCATGCTCAAGATGGCTAAGATGATGGAGGAAGATTAATGGGTACGACCAATCAACCGAAGTACAAAAAGCCCAAGCCTGCCAAGAACAACGCTCCAAAGTACCCGAAGAAATGAAGCCTATCTGGGACAAGCCTCGGCCTAAGTCTGCTGGCAAACCTGATCCGCTGTCGAAGAAGCAGAAGAAGTCTGCTAAGGCAATGGCGGCTGCTGCTGGCAGGCCATACCCTAATCTGGTGGATAACATCAGGGCGGCCAAGAAGAAATGAAGTCACCTGCATGGACTCGCAAGGCCGGTAAAAGCCCGTCTGGTGGTCTGAATGAGGCTGGCAGGAAGTCCTACGAAAGAGCTAATCCAGGATCAGACCTGAAAGCTCCGGTGAAGTCTGGTGACAATCCTCGCAGGGCATCATTCCTCGCTCGGATGGGTGGTATGCCTGGGCCAGAGTACAAGGATGGCAAGCCAACCCGTTTGCTGCTGTCACTGAGAGCCTGGGGCGCTTCATCCAAGGCAGACGCTAAGGCTAAAGCTAAAGCTATCAGCGAACGCAATAAGGGCAAGTGACATGGATGTCAGCCAGCTACTCCGCGCATTGGGACTAGAACAGGCTTACGGGGCTTACCAGCGCAATATTGGTGAGCCTTTTGCTGCTATGGTCGGCGGTGCTGGCAGGGGTTATCTCGGGCTGGATAAACCGGAGTACGGTGGTCTGCTGGCAGAGGAGTCTTACAGGACAGGACAAGCCTTGGGCAATATGCCTGGGATTGGCGCTCCTGCTGGTGCTTTCAAGGCTGCTGCACAGATTCCAGGGTTGTTGGAGGCTGCTGGAACTATCCCTGCAATCTTTATCGGGCCTAAGTCAAGACTTTGGAATAAAACCAGTGCTGAAACATTTGAGACGCTAGAAAAGTCTGGAGTGTCGAACAAGGATGCTTACTTGCAGACTGGCACATTCAGGTCACCAGACGGGATGCTCAGACAAGAGATCAGTGACTTTTCTTCTGAATACCGACCCGGTAAAGAGCTTGGAAGGCTAACAGAAAAATATGTTGAGCAATTAGACGAGGCTTTAGCTGCAAACTATTTGCGTCAAACAATGGATCGTCTGGGTATAGGTATTGGTGACGCAAAAGAACAATTTAGACAGTTCTATGGCAAGGAACCTCCTGCGCGATCTGGTTTGCTTGCAAAGTCAATGACTGCTGATGAAACGGAAGAAATGTTCAGAAAGTTTGAACAAAGAACTCCGCCGACTCCAAACGAATGGCAAAGCGTTGTCGGTAATGTGTTTGAACATCCAGAACTTTACAAGTCATATCCGGAGTTTATAAGCACTAAGTTTTATGTGAAAAAACCAGAAGATATGCCTCCTGGTGTTGGTGGTTATTACGATGGAAACGTTGTAATCAGTAATGATATTGCCAATGCAATGCAATCAGGCAAGAGTGTAATGGCGCATGAGTTGCAACATGGCGTTCAAACGATTGAGGGGTTTGGGACTGGTGGTATGCCTGAAAACGATCTAAATCGTTATTTGAGGTTAGCTGGTGAAGCTGAGGCTAGGGCAGTTCAGGCGAGGATAGGCATACCAAAAGAAGAACTGCGGAGAATGTTTCCACTGGAGTCATACGATGTCCCGATTGATCAACTGATCATTCGCGGATTGCTGACTCAATGATCGTAGACCACGATCCATACTGGCATTGTGTGATAGATGACTTCTTCACCAACCCAGATCAGCTAGCAGAAGAGTTCCCGCAGCCAGATGATCCATGCTGGTTCAGGTATGACAGTCCGTTAGAGGTCAAGCGAACCTGTAACGACTGGCACAAGTTCCCACCAGAGACATACAAGACCTTTGCTTGGCTAACCAGCGACAGGTTCACACAGTCCCTGGAAGCAATGGTAGACGAGGATCTGTTTGCTGACGCAGGATTACACGGTGGTGGCTGGCATCAGCACAGCAGAGGAGGGAAGCTCAATGTTCACCTGGACTACAACATCCATCCAAAGCTACACCTACAACGCCGGCTTAACCTTATTGTTTACCTGTCTCCTGCATGGGAATCGTCCTGGGGTGGTGGGTTGGGCTTGTACCAGGACAGCAGAACTCTTGCAAAGGTCATTGAGCCGAAGTACAACAGGGCAGTGATCTTCGACACTCGGGGAAGTTGGCATGGACTGCCTGATCCAATCAAATGTCCTGCTGATGTAACCAGAAACTCAATCGCTGTATACTATTTGTCTGAACCGGCAACAACCACAGACAATCGTAAGAGAGCATTGTTTGCACCAACACCGGAGCAGATGGGTGATCCAGAGATCGAAAGACTGATTAAGGATCGAGTAAAACCGATGACCCGTTAGGAGTCGGAATGATAGAGAAGATTGGAATCGACAAGCTGATTCCATACGCCAGGAATGCGCGTACACACTCGGACGAGCAAGTTGCCCAGATTGCTGCAAGCATCCGAGAGTTTGGATTCAACAACCCTGTACTGATAGCAGACGACAACACCATCATTGCCGGTCACGGCAGGGTGATGGCTGCTCGAAAGCTAAACCTGTCAGAAGTGCCTTGCATCAGGTTGAGTCATCTGTCAGAGACTCAGCGGAAGGCTTACATCCTGGCCGACAACAAACTCGCGCTGAATGCTGGATGGGAGAACAGTCTTCTATCTGTCGAGCTAGAGGAGCTTGTCAATAGCGGGTTTGACATTAGCCTTACCGGTTTCACGCAAGAGGAAATGGATGCGCTGAAGCCAATAAAGTTAACGGAAGGGTTGACGGACGAGGATGAGACTCCAGAGGTTCCAGATGAGCCTGTCACGCGATTAGGTGACATCTGGCTGCTAGGCAAGCATCGGGTGATGTGCGGGGATAGCACTAGCATTGATGCGGTAGAAAAGCTGATGGATGGGCAAAAAGCTGACATGGTGTTTACTGATCCTCCTTACAACATTGACTATCAGGGCGTAAAGGATAAGCGAGACAAAATTGCAAACGACAAGATGAGTGATGAGGATTTCTTGGATTTCCTTCGTCAATCACTTATGCCATGTGAAGTTATGTATGTTTGCTGTTCGTGGCAGTATGCTCATCTATTTAAGCAAGCAATGTATGAGTTAGATCATCCTGCAAAGGCCATGATTGTATGGGATAAAGTAAATCCAGCGCAGCATCTTGATTTGTACTTTAAGCAGCATGAGATTATTTTTTATCATGGGCCGTTTGGAGGGAATAAAACAGTCCGTGGAGATGTCTGGCAACTTAAAAGGCAGAAAAATACGGTTCATCCAACAATGAAACCGATTGAATTGATTGAGCTTGCTTTACAAGATCACCCGACGAGAAAGATAGTTTACGATGCTTTTGGCGGGTCAGGCTCAACACTAATTGCTTGTGAAAAGACCGGGCGTGTTTCGAGAATAATGGAACTCGATCCAAAATATTGCGACGTAATCGTGAAGCGATGGCAAGACTTCATAGGCAAGAAAGCAACACTAGAATCGACTGGTCAATTGTTCGATGAAGTAGGAAACAATCGTGGCTAGAAAAATAGGGGCGAAGGATCATAAGCCTACAGAAGAAAACCGTAGGCTGGTCAAGATGCTTGCCGCGGTAGGTGCAAGGGTTGATGATATTGGCACAAAGCTAGGCATCAGCCATGACACTGTGTTGAAGTATTACCGGCAGGAACTCGAGGAAGGAAGGATCGACGCTAACGCTCAGGTCGCTCAAACTCTGTTCCAACAGGCAAAGTCAGGCAATACCGCGGCAATGATCTTCTGGATGAAAACTCGCGCAGGGTGGAAGGAAAAGACCACCCATGAGCTTGTTGGTGCTGATGGTGGGCCAATCCAGTCTGCAACTGTTTTAGAGGTGGTCGGGGTTGAGGCAAAGAGTCGAACTGCCGAATAAACTCCTGCCGCTGTTCCAGCCAAGACGTTACAAGGTTTTGCACGGTGGCAGGGGATCAGGTAAGTCCTGGTCGATTGCTCGGGCATTGGTAGCACTAGGAGCATCCAAACCGATCAGGGTTCTCTGTGCTAGGGAGACGCAGAAATCCATCCAAGAGTCCGTCCACCGGCTGCTGAAGGATCAGATCAGTCTGCTAGGACTGGATAGCCTGTACGAGGTGCAAGAAAACAGGATCATAGGTTCCAACGGGACAGAGTTCACATTTGCAGGTATTCGCCAGCAAGGTGTGGCAAA